AAACGCACTGCCTCTCCATATCTGTCGCACTACTGCCGCCGGTTACAATGTCGTTGATAAACCGCATCTCTACGTTTCCGCCGCTGTCTGTGAGGCTGACAAACTTAGTGACGCCATAGGCATCAGCCGCACCTGCCGAATAGCCGTCTACGCACTTAGCCGCCGTCAGCTCTTCCCAGCCATCGCCACCAGCACCGCCGCCACCGCCGCCGCCACCGCCGCCACCGCCACCGCCGCTTGGAACGTCTGCTCTGGGCCAGATCCTTTTTGGACTTGAGAATCCCATTATTAGCTCCAAGTCTCGAAGAAGTAAAGCGAGACAACAACATTGTCAGCACCAGCATCACACACACTGCGGTGATATAAAGTCGTACCATAGAGAGGGATCGCAGGAGAGGCTACCGAGTTGACATCGGCGCTCGGCGTATCGTTAGCCACTACAACCGTTGGGCCGCTTGGATTGGTAGCTGTGCCTAAGATAGGATCAACCGTTGTGCCTGTGCCTGATATCAGAGAAGTTATCTGCTTCAAGAGCTTCAAGCGAGCTGGTAGCCCACTAATGGTTGCCTCAGTTGCCGCTCCTGCGTCTGTCTCGTCTATCTGGACAACCCATCGGCCAGCCCCCAGATTATTTACACTTACTACACTAGCATATGCCATCTCATTATCCCCCTATAAAGTAATCATATCACGGGGAAGGTCAGGGATTAGAAGTAAATCCAAACCAATCTCTGTGTCACCCCATTGAATCTCTCTAACCATCACGCGCTGTTCTGTCATGGAGATGGATGAATCTGTCAACTCTATGATGTCCCCAGGCGCCAGCCAACCAAGGTCTATTGGTGCGCGATAGCTAACCGATCTATGCTTGAAGGCATAGCTCTGAGACATCCAAGACAAGATCCTTCCCGCCGTTGACATATCGCCAACCATAGAACTCTCCATCTCATAAGCTCTCGAGCCATATCTGGATCGACTTGAGATAGTATAGATATTCCTTCCTACCAAGTCAGAGGTGACAACCACTTGGTCTCCTGTCAGGCTTGATCTGTTGGAGAAGTCTGTGGTCTGCGCTGAGTATCCCCACTTGATAGACAGCTCATTCCTGATCTCATTATCCTCATACTTGACTGGGCCGTCTCTGTAGATGTCACCGCCAGCCCTCAGCTCTGTAACAGATGGAGCGTTATGATCCCAGACCACTGGGTAGATGCCATCGGCGCCAGCCATCAAAGAGACAGGAAGCAAAGACAAGACCTCTTCCTTGAGCCAAGTCATGATGTCACCAATCTCTCCAATGAATCCAGACAGCTGATAGTCCATCAGCTTATTGACTGCCGTGATGGTTCTCCCATAATCGACAACCAGACCAGACCTCTCCAAAGCCCAACGGATAATATCACCTGCCGCCGTCAGAGCTTCTGAGTCTGTCCTGAATGGATTAGGATGAGCTTCTCCATGAGTCCACTCACACCAGAACGTCTGGTCTAAACCAGGGGGAACTGTTGGGATTGCTGTCAAGTCAACCGTTGCAACCTGATAGCCAAGCTCATCATTGGCATAGACAACATTCAACACCGCTGGGGTTGTCAACTCTGAGCCGTGGATTGTTACCTGTGTAGCCTCCACCTCATGACCAGCAATCAAGCCAGTGGCGCCGATGAAGATCTCGCAACCATAGACGGGAGACATAGGAGGAGACCCAAACACTGTCGGGTAAACCTTGCCTCTTGAGTTCTCATGACTAATGGGCCAAGTCACCTCAGTGATAACAGCCGCCGCTGGTGGATAGAGACTTGAGTTGTCCAACCAATCAGCCTCCAAGGAGAACGTAACTGGCTCCCCCTCCTGTCCATACTGAGCGACATTGGCCCGACCAGAGACAACAACCCGTCTGTCATCATAGTCTGAGCCTTTGATCCACAAAGCCAACTCACCAGTGGCACCAGATAGATCGTGACCTTGCTGGACTAGTCGGGCTATATCCTCTCTGAATACCAACTTCACATCAGCCGATGGAAGAGCAAAGTCTGAGCTTGCCCATTCAATGACATCAGAGAATCCAACGTCTGACATTGTGGCCTCATAGATGTTGCCATCTATCTCCACCGCTTCAGTTGAGAACCTCCAGACTCTGCCAGCATAAGTCAGATCCAAGATCCAGACAGGCGCCGCTCCTCTTAGCTCAAGCTCTGTGAAGTGTCGAGCCATTACAGCTCACCCTCAATCTTTATGTTTGATACTTTTATTACTTCACCAGCCGCTGATGATGCCTCTTCTCCAACCAATGTGTCTTGGGTGATGCCGCCGATCATCCGACCGTATAAGGCTTTGGACTTGCCTTGGAGGTGTAGAGTGTCAGGAGTTCCCGCTGGAATGGATGGCAAGTAAACCAATGGAACATGTGAGCCAGCTATCTCTTCATTGAGTGAGACCATCAGAGAGGGAAGATCCCCTCTGTAACCAACGGTAGCTGAGGCTGGTGTTGAGCTTGAATCAACCCAATCTGGACTTGGGCTGTTGCCTTGCAATGCTGAAGTGTCAACGCCTTCCAGCCATCCAAACTGAACAGAACGTCTTGAGTCTCCTCTCTGGAAGGAGCTTCTTGAGCCGTCTCTGTAGGTGACTAACTCTGTGTTGGGCTGGCTCTCTTGAATCCTGCCCCAAGAGTAATCCTGAGTGAATAGATGCAATGGGCCAAGAACCATCTGTCCAATCTTGTAATAGCCAAGAGGAGTGTTCTGGTTCGCATCTATCACAAGCTTGAGCTTGGTGTATACGACGTTCCTATCATGAGCAACAATGGTGATCTGTGGAGACCAGAGGTCAACTGTTGGGTTGAGAGGCTCTCCACCTGTTACTGCCAGCTTGATCAATGGACTCTGGCTGTTAGCCGCGTTGGAGAGAACGCCTTGAGTCTGCTTTACAATAGATCTGGTATCTGCTGGAGACCATGCAAAGGTAGCGCCATCCAACTCTCCTCTGTCCAGATACCGATTGGTGAAGGCTCCCGCCCCATAGTCCACCGCATAAGTGTCACCGACAAGAGAGAACCTGAGCCCTGTTTGTCTGGTTGCCGCGTCTATTGTCGCGATAGTCTCCCATAGTCCAGTCGATACATTGAACCCAGAGAGAGATCCTGTGCGCCAGTTGATGCCCTCGAGGTGAAGACCCAACTCCACCGCTGGCAACACACCGCCAAGATCCCAGATGATAGTCTGGACAGTCTCATCAGTTGATCGCCACTCCTTGGATGGTGATGGATTGCTGAGAGGTAACAGGTTCTCAATGCTGTATTGATATCTGGTGTCTATATGCCAGACATCAGAAGGGACAGACGGCCCATCAACTGCCGTGATGACTATGCCGTCCGTAACATAGACGCCATCTGTCCCAAAAGGTCTACCTCTCAAGTCTGTTGGGTTGGTGAATCCTTCAGCCGCTGGAACCTGACAAGCCCATTGATCCGAGCAATAGTTGAACCAATACCAATTGGACTCTGCTGTTGATGCCGCGTCATGGCCCCACCTGACCTCAGAAGCTACACCAGCTCCACCGTTGGCAAGCGCCGTGTTGCTGATAATGTTTATCCACTTCCTGTCAGCCTCAAAGGTTCGAGTCCTGACATAGACAGTGGCTTTGCCGTTGTTCATGAAGACAAGAACTTCAACGCCAGGGTCAGTCGTCTGGATGACAGCAGAGCCAAGCAGACCACCGCTCACAACATCTCTAACTCCAACTACTGTGCCTGTGAGGTAGACCTTCATCTTGTAAGATTGCCCACCATCCTCAAGATCAAACTGTGCTCTGACCTTCTCTGAGCCAAAGCCAGCCGAGACATAAGCCGCCGCGAAGTGAGCCACCAAGCCCTCTGAAGGTGTTCCCGCTGGAACTCTGTGATAGCTATTGTTCCCAGGGGTTGTTGTTAGATTGAGACCACCGCTCTGGAGGGTTGATGTGTTGCCTCCTGCCACTGCGTGTGTCCAGTTGGGCATATCTTGAGGACGTTCTATTGGAAGCCAAGTCACCTCATAATTCATGGAGCTAGTGGAGGCGCCGTCCTCTTGATAGGTCGGAAGCGTTACATCTGAATAGCCACCAAGGAACATAACCCCAAGAGAGTTGTCCTCATTGCCTGTGGAAGCTACCCAGTTATGGAACACTACCAAGCGCCCAGCCTGAACCGCGCCAGCCATTCCTTTGGGGTAATCATTGCCGCCCTCACCAGTCCAGACCTGTCCCATTGTTGCAAGTCCAGTTGTCTGACCAACGCCCTCTCCAGTGTGAGACCCAGCAAAGCCGAGCCGAGAATACCAGAGTCCAACTCTGTCAAGGGTGCCCGTCAAGTTATAGCGGAAGATCAACCAAGCCTCTCCAGTATCAGACCTTACAACAGACAGCTCTCCATCTGTGAAGGTGGCCCCAGGCTTTGTAGCGATAGCTTGAGGAATAGTGATTATATTGAGTGGAGAGTTCACACCTTTATCAAAGGCTGACCCAAGAGATCTCTTCTGGATGTCTGCCGCCCCATTGATAGTGAATACTTCAAAGCCGCCGCCAGCCACTGGCAAGATGTTTGGAGCTATTGCGTCAATGGTCTCAGTTCCCCAGTTGGAGACAAGATCAAACAGGTTGCCGCCGTCTGAGCTTGCATATTGTAAGACAGAATCAATGGCTCCTCTCCCAGCTATCAACATCAGCAGTTGACCGTTGGACTCTGCCACTCTCATTCCATTTGCTGGCCAAGTGTTGTAAGGTGTCCCGCCGCCAGTGCTGAGAGCTTCAGCTAACAGCTTGTAAGATACTCGAGTCCAAGAGGCGCCTTTATCATCTGAGAACATCAGCCCCACTTGTAAGGTCTGAGTGACTGCATCCTCAACATAATGGAATAACAGAACACGCCCAGAGGACAGCTCAACAAGACAAGGATGGAGTCCGTTGGTGGCAGTCGTCGCCGTCATTGCTGTAACGCTGGTGACCACTCCATCAACAGTAATAGCTTTTACCACTACAGTCTTGGCAAGTGGCGTTGTGACTTGACAAGCAACCAAGCCAGTCTCATCAGACAAGGTGATTGCATGAGCCGCCTCTGAAGAGGTGATTGGCCCAACGCCATCTGTCCAGATGATTGACTGCCAGCCACTCAAGGCGCCAGGGGTATTCCAACCGCGCCAACTGGTGTCACCCTGCTCTTGGTATCTGAAGGTAGCGCGACCCTCTCCACCAAATCCACCAACCTGTGTGGCTATTCTCAAGCTGTGATCTGCTGGCTGTGTGCCGCTTGCCTGTAGGTTGATGTCTGTGTTGGACTGAGGCTCTGGGATTCCTACCTCTGGCCCAGCCTGAGAGAAGCTGGAAGCCGCTGAGTCCAAGCTCTGAGCGTTCACTGTGTCGGCTGGTATTATCAAGCCTCTGAATGTGTCCTGTGTATATTGTGCCATCTATAAGATCCCCCCAACTCTGCCGCGTCTGCCGCGCCTCTCTGCTGAAGATATCGCGCTGGCAAGTGGGCCGCCCTTCCTCAGATTGTCAATGACCACTCTGTCGAATACTCTTTGTTTGTAAGTCATCTCAACAACTACAGTTCCACCAACGGCGCCGCCAGCATTGAGAGCCTCAACTCCATCAGCTCCAATCCCTGCCACTGCCTCTCTGTTGAGAACAGCCTCACCGCCTTGAGCGCTGATCGGTGTGTCACCGATACCGCCAACAATACCACCGCTATGGAACTTAGGGATTGGCTGAGATGCTATCTGAGCCAGAGCCGCCGCTGTTGACATTGCTATCCCTGCTGAGGCGATACCACCAGCAACTGGGCCAAGGTCAGCAAAGGCCTTGATTGATGCAACCAGACCATTGATTGTAGTCTGAGCAATCGCCAGAGCCTTCTGATCTTCAGCGTTGTCTCCTGCCATGACACCAGCCAGATCAAAGAATCCTCCCATGGCACCAAGCGAGGCGTTCATGATGTTGTCCATCTCCTTCTGTCTAGCCGCCGCCAATGCCGCGCTTGCCGCGAGCTTGTCGTCTGCCTCAGCCGCTCGACGGGTTGCCGCCGCCACTTCATCCAAAGCTTCAGCCTCAGCTTGTAATCTTGCCGCCTCCTCAGCTCCTGCCGCCTTGGTTGCCAACGCCGCGTCTGCCTCTTTGAAGGCTATGATCTCAGCGAGCGCCGCCGCCTCTCTTGCCATTCTCTGAATCCGCGCCTCGCCTGCTTCTGCCTCAGCAAGTGCCGCCGCCGCCGCCTCTTCTGCTGATAGCCGTTCATTCTCACCAAGTGCTAGTTGTTGCAAGCTCAGGCTCTGGATCTGATCAGCTCTGATCTCAAGGGTTGCAATCTCATCTAATGCCGCCTCCCTCTCTGCATCGTTGAGGGCTCCAAGGCGGTGCCGCGCTGACTCAATAACAGTCTGATCTCTGGCGCGTTGGGCTGTGATGTCCTCGAGGGTTGCTTGGTATTCTGTCAACTCTCCTGTGTTCAGAGCAACCTCTCGTCTGAGAGTCTGGAGTCTGGTTGCCATATCGGCCATCCCTCCAAGTCTGTCTGAGGCTATGCCAATAGCTCTGTCTGCTCTGTCTGCCTCTCTCCTCATCAGCGCCATTGCCGCCGCTGTTGCTATCATCACTGCCGCCACTGGCGCGATTGTGATCATCATGGCCCGAAGAGATCCACCGAATAAGGCAGTAGCCTTGGCCGCGCCCTCGAGCCCACCAGCCAGAGCCGAAGCACCAGCCAGGGCTGACCCCATCTCAGGAGAGACTATTGAGACCGCACCAGCCAACGCAGACATTGAGGAAGAAGCCTCTCCAGAGGTATCCTTGAGACTGTCCAGACCTTCAACAGTATCTCCACTTGCCGCTGTTGCTCTGTTCAATCCTGCCGCTGTTGCTGAACCAGCTTGTTGGGCCTCGCTTGCCAGATGATCAAGACCAGCCGCCGCTCTGTCTGCCGCTGTGTCTACCTTGGCCAGCCCAGACTGGGCCTCCTTGCCTAGATCTCTAACCTCATCAGAGGTATCGGCCATTGCGTTGGAGATCTC